TAGTTCGGGTTGTTTACGCGTACAAAGTTGTCGTTAAACGTAAATCGGGTATCTGAGCCGCCTTGCATTGGGTAGGGGACAGTCGATCCGCTCGCATCATCGAACGAGTTGCTATTAATAGCGCCGTAATTGTTCGTGTCATTGATAAGAATCGCCGCTCCCTCCGTACCCGCCGCGACCTGAGCACCCCACGCGGAAACTGTAACCCCCGTCATTTTAAAGTTGTAGCAGGCGGTATTAAGGACGACTACGTTTTTTCCGATATTTCGGAATACCCCGCCCGACACGTTAATGTTAGAACAGTTATCGGCGACAATTACATGCTCTAACATGGTAGCCGCAGTTTGGGGAGAGGTACCTAAAACGGCCAGGTTTGATATGGCTGCGTCCGTAACGTGCGACATTTTGATAGCGATGTTTCGCTTAGACGCCTGCCCGTCTGCGCTGACAATGTGACTGTTCGTAAGCTGAACTTGCTGGATTTTTTGTTCCGCGAGGCCTTTCATTAAGATGATCGGAGCCAGGGTCGTTCCGGCGTAAGTTTCGCCGATGTACAGGTTGGTTATGGCCGTATTAATTAACGTGGTAGAGGCGTCCAGTGGCTCAAGAGTCAGGCACGAAACGGAACCTGAGTTAACCCACGTGTCGCTAATCCGATTGCCGCCAGCGATCAAGCGCAAAGGTTCTGTGCCGTTGCTGAATGCGCTGTCGGTGATGCTCGCGTCGGAATAAATCTCAAAACCAACGCGCGCATGGCCGCCACTGAAAACCTTATTTACCTTGGTTTCACCTTGGCGGCCTTTATGGCCGTACAACTTAGAGCGATAGTTGCCAACGTTATCGTAAGTGATAAAGGCCCCATAGGCGGCGTCGACGTTTATATCGGCCAATGCTTTGCCGTCTATTCGAAGGTCCTTAAAAGTGAAGTTATCGCACCCGTTTGCGAATGAAAAGATGTTAGCCTGGGCGGCGATTGGGCTAACTACGGTTGGGCGAGTATCAAAGTAGTGAGAGAACCCATCACCCCGAATTCCGCAACCGAGCATTTCGCTAGTTAGCACTACGGGTGAAGTTAGGTAAGTACCCGCAGGTAGGTAAATAGGGCGGCGAAGTTTCATAGCCTGCGTAAAAACCGCCTTATTGTCAGCAACGTTGTTTCCATTACCACCAAACCACAGGATGTTAACATCCCCGGAATCCAGTCTGCACCAGCAGCCGAACCCAGTCGGGTCAGTTTCGCCAGTCCCAACAAGGAACGCCGCATGCGTTGTAGAAAGCCCGTTCCAGGTACAAGTTGGGCTAAATACGGTCCCGCCGTTGTGCGCAGTTTTGGGGACTCCAGAAAGGTAATAGAGCAGCCCACCGCCTTTATAGTTTTTAGGGTCTGCGTCGCCGGGTGCGGTCGGTATGTACTGACGTAGGGCAATTGAAATCCCGGTCGCCGTAGGCACCGCGGGAATGCCCCGAACATCGCTTACCGTAACTACGCTGCCGCCGACCTTAAGCGCACCCGTCTGGAGGTCCTGCCGCAAAGTGCTATCGCCGACTAGCTTAAAGTTTACCCCCTCAACGGCCCAGTTTCCGGTAGTAACATAGGGGGCTTCAATAGAAGCCGGAACAGTGGATTTTAACGCATACGGCTGACCCTGGTACTCGACCACTTGCGTATGCGAAACGATTACTAAGCCAGCCTTGTAGAGACCTAAACTGGACCAGCCCATGCTGTCCATTAGGGCTGCAAAAGCTGCCGCGCGTGAGGCTTGAGTACTGCTAAAAGCCGTTTGCATGCCCGCCCACGACTGCCGCAGTACACCTAACCGATCTGGGGTACTCGGCGCCGGCCCGTTCATCAGTTCGTCAAAAACCTGACTATTGTCATAGCGGTCCCGTGCATCTGCCGAAGGAACGGCGTTTCCGGTGTTATAAGTCGTCATGCTTTTGGCCACTCTCTGTTGATTGTTTGATCGAAAATTTCTGAGAACAAAATATCCTCGGGGAAAAGCCCCTCCCCAGTTGGCGGCACTGCACGGAATCTCAGTTCCAGTTCAGCGCTGTACGACCACAGGTTTGGCCCTACGAGGTTCGGCCCTGAGTATACCGCTGTGAAACGGCAGACGTGCGCGGAAAGCCCCATGGGGGTTTTTAATTTGCATTCGAACCATTGCGAACCATCAGTTAGCGAGTCGCGCCACCATGCCTCGAAGGCCTGCCCCTGGGCGTCTGAAAAGAGCCACTGGATACTCGCCCCCTGGGGAACGCTGGTGAACCTGCGACGCTGGATAGCTCGGCCGCTTTCAAGTTCAGAACGCTGCAGGGGGCTGCGAAGTTGGTAGCTCCTGCCGCTATGTAGGCCGAGCGGCAGGTTTTCAGGGTACTGAATAGCCATAAGCTGAGAGGTTCCTAAGACGGTGAATTATTGTCGTCAGCATACACTCGAACGTCGTAGGTCTCTGCTTCGACCGCCACTGCCCCGTCCCCATTTGGGGAGATTTCGCTAATCAGTACGGGGTAGCCGACCCCGAAAAGCAAGTGCGGTGGTTCCATAGACAAATCGAGCACCGGAACAAAATCAAGGGGCCGGTCTATGCGGGTTTCGAATTCACTAACTCTCGTTGCGACGTAGGGCCCCGAATTGGAACCGTCCGCCCGGCGCACATACAGATAGTGAGGCCCCTGGCCGGACCAGTCGAAAGCCTCCGAGGCTTCAACGACCTGCGAGCTATACTCCAGCATGATTGCCGACTGGGCGTACCCCGGCACATCATCGGCCACCTGTACAAAACTCTTATACCGGCTGTTGAGCGCTGATAGCTCAGTTTCAAAACGGTAGGTCCAGCGGCGGTACTTCAGCGCCCGGCGTTGGCGCATACCGATTCGCCATGCCTTCTCCCGCGTATTGACGCCATCCGCCGTGATTTTCTGAACGCGACGTCCCGCGTCCCCTGGCAGGCGGCATTGAACAGTGTCTACCTGCCAGCTCACGCCGTTCAGGTATTCAACATCCACTCCGTCGTAATCATCAGGCTTAATAAGCGAAAACTGACGGTCTAGCCCCCCGCCTTCTACGAACTCTTGCGGGGTATAGGTTGCCTCAAAAACCGTTTTAGGCTCATCCCGAACAGGGCGCAGCAGGCCGCGTTCTGCGGTCAGTTCGGAAAACCCGGCGGCTAGGGCGTTGTTGATTACCTGCTGTACGGTACTGGCTGCAATGATCGCCTGGTTAAAGGTGTCTCCGCGTGCGCGCCAAACCGCGCCAAGCCGGTCAAGTTCGGCAAGGTCAATATCAGCGTCTGTATAGCCGACGTCCTTTAGGTTGTGGATAACCCATGCGTCAATTTCATCGGTAGGCTGTTCCGGTTGCCAAGCGCCGTTTCTGCGTACCGGCAGAATGCGGGTAGCCTCGACCGATGCTAGGGATTCGGACTGCGCCGAAAGGCGATCCCCACCGCGCGCGTTTAGGGTCATGGTGGAGATTCCGGGATAGCTCGCCGGGGCGTTCAGGAGCCCGCGCATGCCATACCACACAACCGAGTCTTGCCATTCTTGCGACTGAGTTGGGGCGCGGCGAATCCGAGCCTCCACACGCATTGGGTAGGGCAGGTCCTTGCGGAAGGTATAGCCAACCGCGTCTAGCGACGAGGCGGTGACGGTTCGGGTCTCAATATTCCATACCCCCGCCGTATCCATGTCGCGCCATTCCAGGTAGTGGGTTGCCGGGATCGCATAGAAAAAGACGCCCTTAGTACCAACCCCCACCAGGCCGCTTGGGAAAAATACGTCCCACTCGATGGCGCTCACTTTGTCGCCAGACGGACAGACCGCGAAGGGCCCCCGATAGCCGCCGGATAACGAGCTAACGTCCAAGGAAACAGAGCCATTGGCAGTTTGTAGAAACTGGAAGCCGGTAAATGCGGAGTCGGTCGCCCCGGTCGAGGTCAAGCGTTCTACGGTAATTTGAGAGGTGCTGAATACGGTAATGCGGAACCTCAGACCTACAGGCCCAATGGTCGTTGCGATCGTCCCAAGGTTGAACCCGGTAACGGGCTGACCGTTCTCAAAATTGAGGGTCATTTTTGTAGGCGTACCGCTTACTGCCGGGGTGAGGGTCGCCACGACGTAAGTACCTGCGTTAGTGCCGGCAATTTCCACCCTACTTCCGACGCTGAGATTCAGCATGTCGAGTGCAACCCCCTGAACAAC